TTGTATATTTACAAAAATTTTAATACTTATAATTATGCCAACTACTGGAGTTTTTAATGGGACAAATTTAATTCTTAAAGTTATTTCTGATGGTGGTACTTTAGCCACTTTAGGTCATACTACATCAGCAACATTATCACTTTCTAATGATACACCTGAGGCAACTACTAAAGATTCTAGTGGTTTCCAAGAAGTTATAGCTGGTGTAATTAGTGGTGAAATTTCTTTTGAGGGATTGGTTGCTTATGATGATGCAGCTGGTGCTGATGAGATTTCTACTTATTTACTAGGTAGAACTAAAGTTGACTGGAGTTTCGCAACAGGAACTACTGGTGATACACTATATAGTGGTGAGGGATTTATTTCAAGCTGTGAGGTTTCAGCTGAAATGGAATCACCTGTTTCATATAGTGGAACAATCACTTGTACTGGTGCAATAACTCAAGGAACTAACCCATAAGAGTTAATAACATAAAATATTCAGGGACATTGTTTATCTTTGTCCCTATAATTTTATATATATGGCAAACAAGAAAAGAGGTTACTATACCTTAAAAATAGGTGGGAAAAATCGTACCATGCATTTCAGCATGAACTTTTGGGCAAACTTTACAGATATACTTGGCATCTCATTAGATGAATTAGGTAGTTTATTTTCCAAAGGTGTTTCAATCAAAACAATAAGAACATTAATTTATTCAGCATTATTAGCTTATGATCAAGAGGAAAACAATGAAATTGACTATAATGAATTTAAAGTGGGTATGTGGCTAGAGGATTTTGATAGTGATGAATTAAATAATGTTGTAAATGCAATGATGGAATCTAGAATATTAGGTAATGATCTAAATGCTGGATTAAATCGTAATGTAAAAAATACCACTAAAAAGGGAAAGTAACATCCCAACTTGATTGGAACACATTACTTGATTTTTATATTGGTCAGGTTGGGATAAATCCAAATGAATTTTGGTTTAATACATGGCAAGAAAACCACTTACTAGGTGAATCATATTTAATAAAACAAAACCTAGAATGGGAACGAGTTAGATATTTAAGTGCATTAATATTTAATGTTAATTGCACAAAGAGATCACAAATGATAAAACCTGATAAATTATTTCCATTACCCCAAGATGTTTATTTAAATAGAGGCAAACCACAATCAACGAGAGAGGAATATGAAAAGTTTATGAAACAACTTGAGAAAACAAAATTCAAACCCATAGATTAATATTTAGTATTTTTGTAAAAAATAATCCTATGTCAGAGAGTATTCTTAAAATTATATTCCAAGGTGAATCGGAAAACTTAGATAAAAAACTAAAAGAGGTTGGTGGTAAACTTGATAAATTTAATAAAAAGGCATCAGCATTAGGTAAACAATTAACAACAAGGTTATCACTACCATTGGCTGCTGCTGGAGGTGCTGCAATTAAATTTGCTAGTGATTTTAATGAATCATTAAACAAGGTTGATGTTGCATTTGGTAGTTCACAGGATAGTGTAAAAGATTTTGCTAAAACAGCTTTAAAGCAATTTGGTATTGCTGAGGGTAGTGCCTTAGATATGGCAGCACTATTTGGTGATATGGCAACCTCAATGGGGTTTGCTCAAGATTCGGCAGCTGGTATGAGTACCGAATTGGTTGGTTTAGCTGGTGATTTAGCATCATTTAAAAATATTGATATTGAACAAGCAACAACAGCATTAGCTGGTGTGTTTACTGGTGAAACAGAATCATTAAAAAGGTTAGGTATTGTAATGACTGAGGTAAATTTAAAACAATTTGCCATGGATAAAGGGTTAAATTCTAACATAAAGAATATGACCCAATCACAAAAAGTTGCATTGAGGTATCAGTTCATTATGGAAAAAACAGCCAATGCACAGGGTGATTTTGCTAGAACTGGTGGTGGTGCTGCTAACCAAATGAGAATATTCCAAGAGGCATTAAAACAACTTGCAGCTAATTTTGGTCAAATATTATTACCAGCATTTACAAAAATATTATTAAAGGTAAATGCATTTATAATTAGATTATCTGAAATGTCCCCTGAAACTAAAAAGTTTATTGCCATTATTGGTGGTTTAGGAATTGTTTTACCACCAATTGCAGCTGTATTACCTAGCATTGCAAAAGGTTTTGCATTAATGGGTGGTGCATTAAAACTTATGACTGGTCCCATAGGAATTGTTTTGGCAGCAGTTACAGCATTGACCATTGGATTACCAAAACTTGATAAAGCATTAAATGTTCAAACAAGCACATTAACAAAAATTAAAAACTTGTTTTTTTCAGGTGGTAATATGGCTAATTATGCTGCTAGACAAATGCAAGATGGAACTCCAATTATTGATGATAATAAAGAATCATTAGATGAATTAACATCATCCTATGATGATTTTGCAAAAAAAATACAAGAAATATTAAATCCTATACAGTCAGTTAATAGAGAAGTAGCAACATCTGTAAATATGCTAAGTCAAAGTGGTTTAGCAATGACTGGTACTGTTGAAATTTTAAGTTCAACATTAACTAAAGCCAAAACAATTTATGATTTGAAATTACTAGAAATGAAAGTTGCAGCTGAACAATTTAATGAAGAATTTGGATTTATAGTTAAAGATGGTTTGTTTAATTTAGCAACTGGTATTGGTGAGGCACTAGGTCAAGCCATTGCAACTGGTCAAAATGCTGGTCAAGCTTTAGCACAAGTTTTATTAGGTAGTTTAGGTGGTATTGCAATTCAACTTGGTCAAGTTGCTATTGGAATTGGTATATCTTTAAAAAAAATAAAAATTGCATTAAAAAGTTTATCACCAGGAACAGCTATTGCAGCTGGTATTGCTTTGGTAGCACTAGGTTCATTTTTTAAAGCTAAATCTGCTCAAATAGGTGATTCAATGGGTGCTACAAAATTCGCAAAAGGTGGTATTGTTAGCACACCAACTTTAGGTTTGATGGGGGAGTATCCAGGTGCTAGAAGTAATCCTGAGGTGATTGCACCACTTGATAAACTACAAGGTATGATTGCTAACACAGGTGGTTCTAGAGTTGAGGTTGGTGGTCAATTCACATTAAAAGGTCAAGATTTAATTGTTGCATTACAAAGAGCTGATAGGAATAGACAAAGAATAAAATAATGGCATACGGGGTTAAATTTCGTTTAGAATTTTCTGATGATAATCTTAAAGGTAAAAAGATTGAAATTCTTAAAGATGGTTATTCAGGAAGTGTTTTACCTTTAGTTGGTACTGAAAATCCTTTACAAATAACTTGGGATCAAGATGATGATTTTTATAATCCAATAATTGGTTCAACATGCCAAATAAATTTATTTGTTACTGATAATACAAATTATGATGATTTTTATACAGCTGATGAAAGAGAATATAAAATTAAAATATCTTACAAAGATTCAAGTGATGTATATCAAACTTATTGGGAGGGTTGGTTATTAGTTGATCAATTTCAAGAAGCTGTAACAATAAAACCTTTTGCAATAACTTTAAAGGCATTTGATGGTTTAGGAAGTTTAGATGGTTTTACACAACCACTTGATTTTAGTGTTGATCCAATAGTTTTTATTGGTTCAATTTTAAATAATTTAAATTTAGGTTTTAGTTTTTATGTTTCAAATGATATTCAAAGAAGTGGTGCATCATCAGGTAATAATATATTAGATCAATCATCTGTTTCATCTACAAATTTTTTTACTGATGGGGTTGATCCTAGAGATTGTAAAGAGGTTTTAGAATTAATTTTAAAATTCTCAAATTCTAGAATATTCCAGAGTTATGGTCGATGGTATATTATTAATAATTCTAGTTATAGTGAACAATCGGTTAAAGATTCATCAGCAACAACAGCTAATGGTGGCACAATACCAACTGGTATTAGAGCAAGTGAAACATCTAGTTTACAAACAAATGGCACAGAATCAATTAAATATGATATATATAATTCAAGTGGTGTTTATCAATCATCAAGTACAGTTAATGTTTTGAGTAGTGTGCCAACAAATTTACAACCTTTAAATAATAATTTAGTAAAAGAATATTTACGACCATTAAAAGAATATGTACAAGAGGTAGATATGACTGGTAGGTTTAGTTCAAATATAATAGATAATTCAGGTTTTGAATTTGGAACTACAAGTTGGACATTAACTAATAGTAGTGTGGTTGATGATTTTAGTTTCCAAGGTGATAAATCATTAAAAACAACTACTGTTGTTTCATCAGCTGGATCAACAAGTGTTATTGCTGTAAATTCTTATGTGCCTGAAGAGGTTTTTAATGAAAATATAGCATACAAATTAAAAATAAATAGTTTTTTAGATTCAACATCAGCTGGATCTTCTGGTTTTAGATTTCAAATAAAACTTGAATCATTTGTAATACCAACTGATCCACCAGTTGCAGATCGTTATTGGTCAGAATCAGCTAATAGTTGGGTTACAGCATCAACAATAAATGAGGTTGATATTGTAAATGCTAGAAGATGGAAAAGTTATAATTTTAATATTGATAGTTTGCCGAATGAAAATGTTATTCATTGGAAAATAAAGCTATTTATATATGGTCCACACCAAAGTGTTACAACAGGTTTTACAGCAATGTTTTATGATTCTATTATTTTAGAGGAACAATATATTGACACAAATAATAATAGATCAGATATGTTTCAAAAATTTGATTTATTGCAATATGTAAGGAAAAGAACAGCTAATGTATCAGGTGTAAAAAAATTAGATAATTTAGTTTTAACTAATGCTAGATATGATAATGTTTTTGGTGAGTTTTTTAGATCAAGAGATAAAACTAATTTTTTAAAAAGTGTTGAGGAAATAACATCACAACAAGTGATGAATGACTTTAGAGATTTCCTAGTAAGATATGAGGGTGATTTATATAATAATAATAATGACCCAATTGGACCACATAATAAAGTTTGGATAAATTTTGGCACATCTATTTTACAAGAACCTGTTTCATGTTATATTGATAGCATGACTTATGATGTAAAAAGAAATTTATATAGTGTTGTTATGCATATTCCAAATCAAGATGATGACATAACATCTGATTTTATAATAAAATTTTAACTTTTTTCTTTTCCTGTTTGCTGCTGGGGAACCTCAATTTTTGGGGTTTCCCTATAAATATATACTTAAAATTTTTTTTTATTTTACAAAAAAACTTTATATTTGAAAACTAATATAAAAGATATGTTTAAATATTATTTTGATGATGACTTAAAAAAATTAGGTTTAAAAAGATATGTTGTGTGTGAGATGCTTAAATGCACAATGCCAACATTACAAAGTAGGTTGAACAATCCAGGAACCTTTACAGTAAATGAAATTAAAACACTAAAGGACAATGGATTTGAATCAATGAATCGTTTAATTTAAAACAAAAAAACATTTATGAAATCAGTAAACATTAAAGGTAAACAGTATATTACTGTAAATGAAAGATTATTACATTTTAGAAAACAACCAATATTCAAAGGTTGGCGAATCAAAGAGGAATTAATAGAACTCAATGATAAAGAGGGTGTTTTTAAAGTATCCATATTAGATACAGAAAACAATGTTATTTCATCAGCACATGCTCAAGAATATAGAGATGCAAGTTATATAAACAAAACATCATTTTTGGAAAATGGTTATACAAGTGCATTGGGTAGGGCATTGGGTTATTTAGGTATTGGAATAGATGTTTCTATTGCAACAGCCGATGAAATAGTAAATTCGATGAGCAATCAAAAAAAATCACAAAAAGTAAATTCAAATCAATTTAAATTATAATTATTATGGCAGATTACGAACACAAACCAGGAAATGGTTCAATTTTTAAAAATCAATACAAGGAAAAAGATGGGCAACCTGATTATAGGGGTTCCATTAAATTACAAGATGGTGCTGATAAGGAATTGGCAGCATGGGTGAAACAAGATAAAAATGGTAATTCTTTTTTATCATTGTCTATTAGTGATCCTTATGTAAAACAAGATGCACCACAGGCATCAAGTGGTGATGATCCAAAAGCTGATGCATTACCTTTTTAGTAGCAAACTAAGGAAAAGAGGGCAGCCATTTGGTTGCCTTTTTTTTTATCCATTTTGTTTTATTAAAATATTTTTTTAAATTCAAAGAAAATTATCAATTATGAAAAAAAGACAATATAGATCAAACCAAGGTAGAAAACCAAAACAAGTTGCTGAAACACAAAAAGTTATTTCAGTTGCATTTGTTGGGTTATTAGCAGTAACAGTTTATTTAATATTAATATGAGAATAGTAAAAGATAGTAATGATCAATATCATTCGGATAAAGGCATAAGTGCAAGTGGTTTAAAAGAAATATCAAAAAATAGTGTTTACCATTATTTAAACAGAAAACCTTTTGAAAGTTCATCTATGCATTTTGGAACAGCAGTTCATGCTGCAATATTAGAACCTGATACATTTTATGATATATATTATCCAATGCCTGAGATTGGTGATCTTAGAAAAAAGGAAAACAAACAACTAAAAATTGAGGCAGAGGAAAAATCAAAAGGCAAAATATGTTTGTCTTATTATGATCACAAAAGAATAAAATCAATATTAGATAATTTTAAAAAAAATAAATTAGCACAACAATATTGCAAAGGTGAAATTGAATTATCACATTATGGTTCTTATGATAATGTGCCAATTAGAGTACGACCTGATATTATGAATCATGTTCAAGATTTTATTGGTGATGTTAAAACAACTCAGGATGCATCACCAAAAGGTTTTAGATCAGCTGTTTATAAATATAATTATCATCTACAAGCTGCATTTTACATGGACATGCTAGAAATAAATGAATTTAAATTTATTTGTTGTGAGGTAAATCATCCCTATACAGTTGTGGTGCATACTTTAGATGATGATTTTATACAATTAGGTAGAAAATTATGGCAACAGGCATTTGAGGATTATAAACAATATTTCATATTTGGTAAAACAAAACTTTTTCATCATGAAACTATTTGTGATGATGGCTCATATTTAATTTGTAAATAATGGAAAAATATAGAAAAATAGTTGAAAGGTATTTTGGTTTTGATATATCAACTAAAACAAGAAAATTTGAATATGTATTTGCTAGGGCATGTTATTATTACTTATGTAGAGAATTTGGTGGTTTTTCTTTTAGTAAGATAGCTAAAACCATGAATAAAAATCATGCCACAGTATTACATAGTTTAAAAGAACTACCATATATGGTAAAACATGATGAGATAAGTTTAAAAAAGTATAATAAATTAATCAGTAAATTTAATCCTGATATGTGTATTAAAGATGAAACAATGACTATTCAAAGATTAGTAAGGGATTATAATTTATTGTTATTAGAGAATGATCAATTAAGAGCAAAAATTAAAGAATTAGAGGAAACAATATATCTTTTAGCTGATTTAGAATAAATTTTATTTAATTTTGTAAATAAATTTACAACTTGGCTAACCCTTATTATAAATATTTAGGTAAAGAGGATATATTACAACACAATGTAATGAAATATTTAAGCATACAATATCCAACAGCATTGTTTACACACATACCCAATGAGGGTAAAAGAACAAAGTTTGAACAATTTAAATTAAAATACTTAGGAACTAAAGCTGGAGTGCCTGATGTTATGGTTTTTACACCAAATCAATTTAAAGGGGGTTTAGCCATCGAATTAAAAGCTGGGTATAACAAACCAACAGAAAATCAAAAACTATGGTTAGACATGCTTAAAAATGCAAACTGGGATGTGTATTGGTCCAATAGTTTTGATGAATGTAAAGAAATCATTGATAAATACTTCAAATATGTCTAATAGTAAATCAAGATCAATATATTTTCATGAACCCACACAAAAGGTTAGGTGGACCACTACATGCTCTGATGATTTTAAAATAAATTATACTTATGTTGGTGAGGCAACTGAAAATGAATTTAATATGCTAATTGATTTGCTTTGGCATTTATATGAGGAAAAATCTATGACCCATGAACAATTTTCATCTGTTTACAATGAACTAAGATATTTTTGTGATAGGGTTATGGGTTTAGTTGATGAGTTATAACATTTTATGAAATACAATCTAATTATAAAACCTCAAAAGTTTGACAGGTTTACCACTATTCCTAACTACATATTTAGGCACAAAGGTATTTCAATGGGTGCTACTGGATTATATTGTTGGTTGTTTAGTCATAAATCGGATCAAGAAATAACTATTGAATTTATTTCAGGGCATTTTAAAGAGGGTAGAGATGGAATTAGAACTAAGATAAATGAATTAATAGAGGTGGGTTTTTTAATTAGAGAAAAAGTTTTAAATAAAGGAAAATTTAAAGGTTATAATTATATTTTAAATGATGTCCCAAGTGGGAAAAACCGATGTCGGAAAAAACCGATGTCGGAAAATCCAACACAAAGTAATACTAATAATAATAGTAATACAATAAGAAATACTAATATAGATGATGTTTTGCCTCACTTTATAAAATTATTTGATAAGAGGTTCCAACCAAAAACAAAAGATCAAAAAGATAAATGGATAACTATATTGGATCAGTTACAAAGAATAGAAAAATATGATTTAAGAGAGGTTTATCAAATAGTTCAACACATAAGGCAAAAAGAATTTTGGAAAACACAATTTCTTAGTTTACCTAAACTTAGAAATAATGATAAAAATGGTGATAAATGGATTGATAGGTTCTATGCTATTTATAAAGATGATCACAAACCAGTTGCATATAAAAAGATAAAAGATTTAATAGAATTTAAACTTTATGATGATGTTGATGGCAAACAAAAACTAGGTGCAATAACAAAATTGACTAAACTAAATCAATATAATTTAACACAAATACTTAGTGGGAATGAAATCTTACAAGTTATAAAATATTTAAAAAATGACTAAAGGAAAAGTATATAAGCTAGATC